CATCGGATTCCATCTCGCGCATGCCCGCCATACCGGCCATGGCATCAGTCAAAGACCCGACCGAAAACGCAAGCTGATTCACCGCTGTGGTAGTTTCGGTATGCAGCCGTACCGATTCAGCACGCGCTGCCAGCAGCTCAGACAGGATCTTGTCGTTGTCATCAATCCGCTGGTGTAGCCTGGCGAAATTGTCGGCATCGCTTTCGCGCTTGTGGGCGTGCGAGGCGGAATCGGTTTTACGGCGGTCCATCGTCATTACCAGGTCACCGCGTTGACTTCGGCTAATGTCGTGGCTGCATCCACCTGCGCCTTCAGCGTCCATGACTTCGCATAGGCAGACTGGGTCTGCACCGCCATCGCGCCCGCAATGGCGAGCAACTGCCCGATGCCGGTGATGGCCAGGTTGTTGTTGAACGAATCGCGCCACACAGATGGCAGCGGCAAACCTGCGGTGGCAAGGGTGAGCGCATCGCCGAGTAGCTTCTGGCTGCGGTCGTCGGCCTGCCACTGGGTACCGAGGGCGGTCACGTCTAGCAGGATGGCTGCATCGCGGGAGGACTCGATCTGTTTGATTTTGGTGGCCTTGACTGTCACCAGGGTTGGCGGCGTACTGGCAATAGCAGCCAGCCGGGCTGCCTCGGTGTTGTAGACGTCGATGAAGGGCTGCACATCTGCCAAGTTGGTGCTGGTGCTCTGGTTGCCGCTGGTGGTCTCGATGGTTCCGCTGGCACCGTTCCACTGGATCGCGTGAATGCCGGCCCCGGCGCTAAAGGGGAAGACCAGCGCAATGCCGTCGATACTGATGAAGCTGTCGGATGGAATGACGATGAGTTTCATTTAGGCTGTCCGTTTCCAAAAGTAAACAACGATGTAGGGTTGCAGGTTATTGTGAGCGCCGCCGCCACCAGTATTGGCGAGTACGTCTGGGTTAGGCGAGGTGGATGTAGGACTACCGCTAAGTAATACTGGTGAATCATCAGTCGCTCCACCCGCGCCTCCTCCAGATTTGTTAGAACGTGGGTGGGTGTGCGCCGGAATCTGAGCAGTAGATAGCGTGTGTGTCTTCGCACCACCCGTACCCTCAACCGTGTTGAACTCGGTCTGCGCGATGTCGATACCGACCAGCGTGCGCCCGGTGCCGAAAGCGACCCAAGTGCCGCCGCCAAGCAGCGCGTTTGGGTTGGTGTTGACGACCGATGTGAACACGCTGCCGACCGGCCATGCGTTGATCGGAGAAAACGATGGCGCGTTGGCCAACACGAACGCAGTCGTCGCAATCTGGGGCGTGTTGGTGCCCGCTACGGCTGTAGGTGCGGTGGGTATGCCGGTGAAAGTGGGTGACGCTACGCGCGCGATGGAAGACGGAACCCGCGCCACTGGCACCAGTCCGCTGCCATCCAGATCGCAGATGCCGTCAACTACGCCGCGATACGCCAGCACCGCATTGAACTTGGTAGTGAGATCGAGAATGTCGGAGCGCGGCAAATTGTCCGTGTCCGCATCCATCCCGGTTGTCGTTACTGCTGTTGGCCATGCCATATCAGAGTCCTCGAATAGTTACGTCGATCACCGCATCGGCGAGCGCGTTTGAAGCGTTGTAAATCTTGATGCGCGGGCCGGTGGTAGTGTTCTTGTCGATCAGCTCCCACGACCAGCCCGCACCGACGTTTTGCAGCGTCACATCTACCTTGCGGATGGTGGCAAATGCCTTGGTCAGCGGTACCCGGATGTCACCGGTGCCGATGCGGTTTGCTCCGGTCAGCGTCGCGGTGCTGAGGTCTTCGGTATCCTGCTGGAGCGGGGCCGCGCTGAGAATCGTGGTTACATCGCGCAAGATCGGCCATGTCGCGGCAGCCACCACCCGCACTTTGATGTAGCGGGCAGTGATGGGCGCCCCAGCGGCAGCGAACGACGTGTAGGTGGTGCCGTCGCTGCTGTGCGCCTCGGTGATCGTCATCGTGCCGTCACCGCTCACCGACACCAGCGGGGTAAAGGTGGCCACCACGCCCACATCGATCAGGCGTTCGTAGGTGATGCTGGATGCCGGGGTTTTGAGCCACGTCTTGCCAGACCATGTTTCAACCCAGGGCGAGGCGTCGGTCTCGTTCGGCTGCAAAAATCCGGATGCCGAATCGACGTGGCAACTGGTCTTGGTACCCGGCCAGCCGTCGCCATATTCCGAGAACACGTCTAGCGCACCGGCCAAGCGCGGATCGCCCAGCGTCGCGCTGATGAATTTGGCATTGATTGACACATTGCCGAATATGTCGATTGCCTTGATGGCGAATGTGTAGCTGCCTGCCGCCAACTGGTTCGACTCGAACGGCGATGCCAGCAGCGCGCCGCTGTGCATCGGCGTCATCACATTCCAGTCGGTCTCGGTGCCTAGTTTGTAGCGCACCAGGAAGCCGGTGAGGTCGGCGGGCGGGCTGAACAGTTCCCAGGTGAACTGCCGGGTGCCGTCGGGCTGTAATCCCACCAGGAAGATGTTGACGTCGGGTGGCGGAACCGCTACACCTTCTGCCGCCCCGACGATGGTGTGGGTGTACGCGGTCAGTGTGGCCAGCTCCTCAGCACCACCGTCGAAAGTATTAAGCGAACGCAGCTTGATGTAGATCGTCTTGCCGATGTCGGTGACTTCGTAGGCGTACTTGAACACCGCATCATCGAGCCGCACGAACTCGGTCGAGACGCCGTGCGCGCCGATGGCGCTGCCATGCACGCCCCGGCGCAGGCTGGTGAGGTTGTATTTGTTCGCGGCAATCAGTGTGGCGGTCTGGTAGGACACCAGCTCGCCGTCGACGTAGCACAGCGTGCGCAGGTCATCACGGTCGGCCAGCGTACCGGAGATCAGTTCGCCCCGGCTGATGCTCAGATCCACCGCCAGCGTGTTGGTGGTGTCGGGATCCACGCCGGACGCAAGCGATGCCGACAGCACGCCATGCCGGGCCGGGCCTTTAATGACGCCGACACGCTTGTAAGTGGCATCATCGAACGACACCCAGACCTCGGCGCTGCCCCAGTTCACACCGCCTGACGTTGCCAGCCACAGCTCGTAGCGGCCCTGCCCAGCCAGCGACATCGGCGGCTCGAAGATCACCGGCGCGTTGGCGTGGCCGGGCGACACATTGAAGTCGACCGAATAGCCGCTGGGCTGCTGCGTCTGGATCAGCGCTGGCGTGGCCACGCCGAAGGGGAATTCCTCGGCCACTACGCGCAGCATGCCGTTTTCGTCTTCCTCGATTTCCTTGATCCGCACCTGGAACAGATCCAGTCCAAGCGGCGCATGCGTGAGCGTGACGATGTCCATCGGTTCCAGCAGGCAATGCCGCCAGCACAAGCGGAACGCGTATTCGTTGCGGATGTACAGCTTGCGCTGCAGGATGGCGTTGGCCACCTTGTTCGCCAGTGCGGTGTCGTGGATCGAATGCAGCCTGACCGGCTCCATGGCGCGCAGGCCATAGGTACTGATGTTGCCCTGGTCCTTGGCCTCGGCGATCTCGATGTTGTATTCGTTCGCGCGGTTGCGGAACTCGACCTGCACCTGGTTGTAGGCATCGGCCTGCGGCTTGCGGGGGATCACGATCGGCAGCTCGCCGGACGCCGGGAAAAAGTCGTCGTCGGTCAGGTCGTACTGCGGCGTGATCGCGGGCGTATAGGTGGCGCCGTTGCCGGTCACCGTGCTATCGCCGTAGGGCAGCAGCTTGAGCAGCCCCTCCGACCACAGCGGTGCCGAGTTGGTTGCCTGCAGCAGCTCCTCCAGGTGCATCGCGGCCGGCTGCTGGCTGTTGATGTAGGGCGACAGGAACAACCCGTTTGCCTGGGTGTAGGTGCGATAGACCGCCAGAGACAGGCGCGCGGCCGGGAAGCCCGCGCCATAAATCGCCGACGACAGCATGTCGGTCACGATCTCGTCCGGACGCGCGTCGACGATGCCGCTGCCAAACTGGCGCGGCCCGTTGCACTCAAACGACAGGTTCGGCAGGCTGGCCGAGTTGCCCAGGTTGAATGCGCTGTGAGCGACGGCGGCGATGCCCGGGTAGCTCAGGGCCTCGGCCGGGTGATTCGTCGTCAGGTGCCCCCACACCGCCTGCGGCAGCGTGCCTGTCAGCAAGGTCATGCCGAGCGCGGCGAAGGTGGTTTTTTCCTTGCCGCTCCACACCTGGTCGATCGAGCTGACAGCGCCTTCGCTCAGCCCGCCGATGAATGCCGCCGTGTACGTGTAGCTGGTATTTTGCGTGGTCACCCCGCCGCCGCCCTTGCCGCCAGCAGCCTGCTGCGTCGTGTGCGCGATCGCGGTGAAGTCGCCGTACCAAACCAGGTTGAACGTGAGACGGCTCTTGCCCCAGAACAACGGAACCGGCAGGCCGAACGCGCTGTTCTGGATCGACAGCGCGCCGATCTTCGGCTCGACCGTGCTGATCGTTCCGCCGCCGCCGAAGCTCATGCGTCCAGCCCTTTCAGTCGCCAGAACTGTACGTCGCGTTCAGCCAGCCAACCCTGCGTGCCGTCGGCGTAGCAGACCATGCGGTCGCGGTTGCTGGCGTGGATAATGCTCGGCCACTCGACCACAATCGCGCCGTGCGAAAAGCAGCGGCCGACGAAGTACAGTGCCAGATCGCCAGGCAGAGGGGCGTCGACCTGATCGGCATACTGCTTCACGAACTCAAGAAACCGCTCCTGGCTGCGATGCATCATCCAGTCGGGCGGATAGTCGCCGGTGTCGAATTCATCGACCAGCCCGGCTTCGGCATAAACCGCGATGAGGATCTGGGCGCAATCCACGCCGGCGCCCTTGACCCGCGCTCGGTGGTGCCACGGCGTTCTTAGCCAGGTACGGGCGATGGCGAGAATGCGCTCGCGCTCGGGCGTCATAGTGCCGTCTCGGGAACGGGGACGTAGGGCATGCCGCGAAACCGCGCCTTGTTGCCGAAGCGGGTGTCGCAGGTCACTTCGCGGTTGTCGCAGCCGGGCCAGATCGTGAAGGTATCACCCACCGCCACCGGCTTGGGCAGCGGATAGGCCAGCGCCACCACGCCAGGCACGTAGGACTTCACTGTGCGCACCACGCCAAGATTCTGGCCGGAGGTCATGACAAGGTCACCGATGTCGAAGTAGCCTGTGGGGTTGCCCAGTGCGCAGTTGATCGACTGCCGTGTGCTGCCGGACGCCACCGCGCTGTAAGCGGCAAATGCCGCGCGCGACACGCCGCAGCCGGTGCCGTAGACGCTGAACCCGCACGGCGGCTGGTAAAGATTGCGCGGCAACGGCGTGTTGAGCAGTTCGAGGAACGAACGCACCATCACGCGGGCGGTGAGCGAATCGGTGGTGGTGTCGGACACCAGGCCGGAGAACAGCGATATGGTCCCGGCGATATTGCCCGCCATCGCAGCTTCCGGCGTCGCAGCAAAAGCGCGTTCCAGATCCACCTCAGCCCCATCCAGCGCGCCATTGCTGATCGCCTGCAGCCAGGGCAGGCCGGACAGCAGCGTGGCCACATCTGCGCTGATGTCGAGGTCGAGCGAATCGACCGAGGTGCCGAGCGCGACGCGGGTGCGGCTGCGCTTGATGACCGGGCCGGTGTGCAGAAAAGTGTTGCCGCCGACCGTGACATCGATGTCGGCCGAGGTGTAACGCAGCAGCGTGCCGTCCACCAGCGTGAAGGTGTACAGGTCGGCCATCCAGAATTCGCGGGCGGTCGACAGCAGCGTGACGAGGGCGGGATCGGCGCTTTTCATCAGAGCTTCACCGTGCGAAATTCCAGCCGCTGCAACTGCCACAGATCCTGCAGGAACTGGTCGAACTCGGTCACGTCCTGCAGGAAGCGGCAGCGCCAGTAGTAGGTGCCAGACCAGGTGAGCGCGGCGCCATCGGCAGGCGGCGTGACAAACGTCACCACCCCAAGGGTACTGATCGTGTAGTCGGTGGTGAGCGTTTCGGTGACGCCCGCCACCTTGATCACCGGCGCGCTGTTGAGCGATTGCACCGGCTCGGTGAAGCCACCGCGCGTGCGCGCCAGGGCGAACGCCGTCGTGGTGCCGTTGCCGGTGCCGAACGACTGATCGGTGACGGTGTAGTCGTCCGGATCGTTGTAGAGCCAGGTATCGTGCCGCCCGCGCCGCAGATTGAAGAACCCTTCCAGCGTCTGCAGCTCGGCTTCGGCCCCGGCACGCAGCACTTCGTAGGCCAGGCTGTAACGGCGCAGCGGGTAGGTCATCAGCGAGACCGACATCTCCTTGCCGGACACCGACTCGGCGCTGTTCGTCTTCCAGATCGGCGCGCGCTTGATGTTCCACTTGAGGCCAGGGAGAGAGGGGAAGACGGCGTCGCTCATCTGAATCCGTTCCGATGCGCCTTGCGAATCGCCTCAGCCAGTGCATCCGGGTTGTTCAGCAACAGGTCTCGCACGCCGCGCGAATCGGGGGATGAGATGTTGACCACCAGCGGAGACAAGCTTCCGCCCTCGCTGCCATCACCCGCGCCACCCTTGGCCATGCCCCGGATCGCATTGGCGTATTGCTTGGGCAGGACCATTTCTTCGGCGTGCAACTGCGTCATCGGGTTGACGCCTTTGGGGATGTCGTAGCCGCCCATGGCTGATTTCTTTTTGCCCATGGACATGACGGCCGCGAACACGGCAGCCATCGCCGCCAGGGCGAGAATGGGGCCGACGATGGGGATGCTGGCTTGTGAGGCGGCGGCGCCGGAGCCTGCCTGCGCGGCGTTGGCGCCGACAACGACCGTGGTCTCGGCAGTTTTGGTGGCAATGGTCGCGGCGGTCGATGCAACCTGCATGCCCTTCTCCGTCGCGGTGAACCCCAGCATCGCGGTGATCTTCTTGATTTGCCCGGCGATCCAGTCTTTCACCATCGGGCCGACGACCTGCGTGGCGAACCATTTCACCATCTCGGCGCCGATCGCCTGGGTGGCATTCCTCCAGGTCAGCGTGCCGTTTATCAGTGCCTGTATGCCACGGTCCCACAGCCCGCTGACGATGTTGGTCAAATCGCGCCAAATATTTTCCGCATTAATCGCTTCTTCACGATTAATGTCTGCACCAATCTTCGCATATTTTCTGCGAACCTCTGCCAGCGCTTGCTGCATCCTCTCAAGCTCAACTGGGTTTTGTGTTGGGTCAGCTTTTGCCGCCTCGATTTTCTTTTCAATCAGGTCAATCTCAGCTTCTAGGCGCTCCTGATTAAACTGTTCCAGGCGAGAGAGATATTCAGCCTGGGTTGACTGTCCCATTTTTACTTCATGGGCTGCCTGTGCCTCCATTTCATCAATACGGTCCAGCTCAGCATTACGCTCACCATCCATCTGAAGAAACTTGATCTGCAGCGCTTGATCGGCTTTCTTACGGCGAATCTCTAATTCTTTCTCGGCAGCGCGGCGCAGGATTTCGAGTTCTTTATCGGCGGCCTGCTGCGCATTGCCCATGTCCTCGACGCGCATCGCATCGAGATCGATTGACTTCTTCTTGGTGGCGGCGCCAGAATCGCTATTTCCGCCTGTGGAGCGCTTGTTCGGGCCATCAGCCGTGGGCGTGAAACGCATTTCCTGGAATGCGTCGATTTTCCACTGATCGAATGCGGCTTTGTTTTTTGCCGACTGTTCATCCCGCATCTGGCCGATACGCTTGGCCATGGCGAAATCGCCGGACATGACCGCGCCAGCCTGGGCAGCCAGCGCGCCAATACCATCGCCCATGTCTTTCAGCGTCAGCCAGACCGATCCCGCCACCCAGGCGACAGACTGTAGAACGGTCTTGAAGACATTGGCCATGTCGGGGCCTTCTTTCCCCAGGAAGGCGCCGACGCGGGTGAGCACGGGCAGCAGCGCATCGCCCATCTGAATGGTCAGCGACTTGCCGACGTCTTCCACATCGTTCATCGCCGCGCGGTAGGCCTGGGTCTTGGCGACACCCTCCGGCCCGACGATAAGATGCAATTCTTCGGCTTTCTTTCTGGCGTCTTCGAGGACGGCTGGCGTCAGCTTGAGCATGCCCGTGACTTCCTGCCAGCCCTTGCCGTATATCTTGGTCGCCTCGATATTGCGATCCGTTCCCTCCTTGAATTCCAGCAGCTTGGCATTGGCATCGGCCATGATGTCCATGGTGCTGCGCAGATGGCCCTGCTGATCGCGCGTGGCAACGCCCAATTTTATAAAGGCGGATTCCTGCGTGTTCAGCGTCTTGGTGATCTTGGCCGTGGCCGTGTTCATCGTGTCGCTGGTCTGGTAGATGTCACCCAGCGCTACATTCAGGATGGAGGCGTTTTCGGTTGTGATGCCAAGGCTCTTGGAGAGAGCCAGCGCCTCTTTTGTCCAGCTGACTGTCTCGCTAATGACGTCTTTAAAAAGCTTGCCACCAGCCAGCAGGGCGCCGACAGCGATAAACTTTTTCTGTAACGTTTCCAGCGGAGAGCCCATGTGCTCGATACTGGTTTTGCCATCGTCGCCAAAACGCTTCAGGTCTGCGGCTGCCGCGCGCAGGGCCTCACGCAGCGGCGAGACATCGCCATCAAGTACGAGTTCTGCTTTGTTGTCAGCCACGTTTTACAAATCCAGAAAATCAAGCATGGGATCGTCCGGCCGGCCTTGCATCACCGGGATGCCGGCGGCGAGCGCCTGGCGCATGGCGTCTTCCGGTTTGAGGCTGCGCGCTTTGGATGGCGGCGCGGTGTCCGGCAACCCGAGTGCCAGGGCAATGCGTTTGAGTTGCACCGCAGGCGGAGGCACGCTGGCCCAGAAGGCCGAGAGCGCATCCAGCTGCGGCAGCGTTAGGCATCGGTCAACGTGTTCCCAAGTCCATCCGGTGGCGCTGACGATCCAGGCGTAGAGTTCATCCCAGTCTGTGTCATCAGCGCCACCAGCTTTCCCATATCGGAGCTACCGGCCTCCAGCACGGGCATGCCATTGATGCGGGCGATACGTTCGACCACCGGGGCGAGGTCAAACAGCGAAACCGTGAGCGCCTCGATGCGCGCGGCGGGCACGTTGAGCCCCAGCGCCAGCACCTTGACCATGTCGTCGTACAGCGCTTCGGAAAACTCCCACGCAGCGAACGCCTTGGAACAGCGGACGATGGCGGGCACCAGCTCGCGCGCGACGCCCAAAGGCACCGCACGTACCGGCAGCACACGGCCAGCCAGCACCACCGTTTCCACACCCACCAGGCGCAGCAGCAGGCGGCGCGACACAAGGCCGCGCACCAGGGCCAGCAGCCGGGGCAGATATCCCGCGCCCGGCAGCGGATGAACGACGATGGCAGCCATCATCAGAACAGGCAGATGTAGCCGAGCGAGCCTGCAGCGTCGGAGAAAGCTTCGGCCTCGAAGTCATAGACCGCGAAGTCGTCCGATTTGAGTGGTACCGAGAGCTTGCCGGAGACGCATCGGTTGAGCTTGCAAACCATGTTTTTGCCGTCGTATCCGTTTTGCAGCAGCAGCGTGAAGCTGGGGGTGTAGCCCATGGTGTCGTTGGTCATGGTCCAGATCTGGCCGCCGGCGGCTGCGCTGTATTCGTAGCTGATCTTGATGCCGAGGCCGGTGTCGGCAGCGGCGAAGGTGTAGACCCCGGTGGCTACGTTGACGCTGTACTGCCCGGTGGTAGGGGCGCTGGCGACGCGGGTGAGCTGTACGCCGGTGACGCTGAAAATCACGCCCAGATCGGCGACGAAGGTGCCGGTGCTGGGCGGCGCGATGGTGACCTGGAACGGCGTGGCCGGGATGGTGGCAGCGAAATCAAACACCGCTGCCTTGATGCCTGCGGTGGATGCCTTGCCGAAGAACAGGCTGCCCATCACGCCGCCATCGATCTCGGCGTACTTGGCCTTGATCTCGGTCTTGCCCTTGCCCTGGCCAACCGCGATGGGGTAGCGCTTGGATCCGTACAGGGTTTTGATGTCCACGCTCAGATCGAGCGAGACATCCTGCATGCTGCCGAGGATGACCGGCGTGGGATTGGCGATGGCGGTGCCGTCGGCCAGGTTGGTGGGGACAGCGATGAGCTTGCCGGAACCGAAGTTGATCATGAGAAATGCTCCTATTAAATGGCGACGGAAAGGTCACCTGGACGGACGAAAATTTGCATCTGGTAGTGGGCGGTGATGCGGCCGGCGAGCTGGTCTTTGGAGTCGTCCTGCATTTCGCTGCTGGTGCAGCGCAGGCCACGGCCCTGGCTGGCGAGCTGGGTGTCGGCCAGCAGCAGCGCGTGGGCCTGCATGTGCAGCGCATCGGCAGCGGTTTCCCAGTTGGCCCCGCCCGCCATGCAGGCCACGCTGAACGACAGAATGTGGCGCTCGCCATTGTTGCCGATGACATCGCCCGAGGTCTCGGCGCGCCGCACGTTGATGGCGGGCAGCTCGGCGGGGGCAAAGGCGTCGTCGCGCGCACGGTAGACACTGGCACCGGCCGCCGTGGCAGACAGCAGCAGCGATGCCACGCGGGCGAGGATGAGTTCGAACACGCTGGTGGACACGTCAGGCGCTCCGGGCCAGCGGCACGATGTGTTCCAGGCCGTCGATGGTGGCGGGCTGGGCGGATTCGCGGGCGGTGTAGGTGGCAGCGCCGATGCTGAAGCTGTCACCGCGCGTCACCGCCTGGAAAGTGGCAGTGGGATAGCGCAGGGAATAGTCGGTGGCAAGGATCTCGCCGCCGATGATGGTGGTGCCAGGCTGGTCAAACAGCGCCGAGCCGCTGGCCGGGCTACCCACCAGCGGCGTGTGCGTTACGGTGACGGCGAAGTCGGCGTAGAAAGGGGCGAGATCGGTTAAATCCATACCTGCCAGAGTGGCAGGCGGGGGGCGAAATTTGTAGGCAAGGAATTTCGCGGGGCGGGCATGAAAAAGCCACCCTCTCGGGTGGCCTTGGTTGGTCAGAAAACCCGCCTGGGTGTGCATTGTTAAGAGGCGCGGCGGGTGTTGTTATTAAATCTTAACAATCGCCATCTTTTCTATATCCATAGTGCAGCTTCCGTTTGCAGCCGCTATACACTGAACAGCGAAGTTATCAAATACGATTGACGTCGCATCAGTAGGCATAGTAAGTATTTTTGAACGGAACAGTATCCCTGCAATATCCGAATCATAAATATCACCACTCGACACTGGTTGTAGCGCATCAGCCTGCACCGGGCCTGCTGCTGCACCTCCTGTTTGCGTGTAATGCCCAAAAATAGCCATCCCATTCAGCACCCCGTATGCCCCGGAAGTTTTAACGAATGCCTCAACATAATAAGAATCCCCAGCCCCTACAAATCCTGTCCCATTTACATCATATAACGCTATTCCATACTGATCACCAGCGACAAGGTTTGTCATGGTTAGCCGAACTGCCTGCCCGCCGCCAATATTCGCGGCAACCATCGAAGACACACATGTTGCCGTCGAACCTGATCCCGTTGCAGGGCGTTTTACATATATATCAAGTGGTCCAAGTCCTGTGACGCCATTGACTAGGTTTGCGGATGAAGCTCCGTACATCATGCCGTTGATGGACAGCCTTTTTGCAGTCGAATCGTAGTCAAATGAACCATTGGCATTTGAGCCGAAGTGATAAGTATCATTGATCCCCACGAATGCTTTGACTCTAGATTTATTCTTTTGCGCAAAATCTGCAGCACCGTTCCGTCCGGGGTGGATAGTGTCATACATGCGTGTTGCGATTGCAGTTATGCCGTCTGTAGGATCAACGCAGGAGGAGAACATATCCAGATAGCAGATTCCATTAGCACGGCAATAGTCCTCAAGCAGCGCATTGACTCGTAATGGAACCTGCCGCAACGTGGCACTGGTAACGGCTGTGGCATCAACCGGGTGCATCCCAAGCGCGAAGACATAAGCAACTTTGGTTTTTGCTTGAGCAAGTGCTATCTTAAAGTCGGATATGATTTCTGTAACTGCGGCATTTGCTTGCAGAGTGGCGGTCGTATAAGTAGATGATGGGTAACGTGTCGTATAGTTGACATAATTATTTGTTCCCATGCCAATGAGCGCAGCATCGTAAACGCCTGTGGCGGTCAGATTAGAAAGAACAGAGTTTCGGATGGTGTCCGAATAAGTACCACCCACGGCAGCTAATAGGCTTGGAAGAAACGGCGAGAAGCAGGCAGCATTAAGGTGTCCGCAGGCTGATTTGTCAGTATTCCATTCAGATAGAATTGAATCTCCGAACACGGCAAGTTTGTAATATGTTTTTATGCTATTCGGAATTAAAACACCATTCACCGCCAAACTAACCGAGCTGTCTGGGTTGGTGACAGCCGTTACAGGCAGTCCAAGTCCACCCTGATAGGGCGCCGCCCCCACCCGCGTCGCCCACCCCATCGAAATAAAATACGCCTCGGTCGCCTCGTTGAGCGTGAACTGGGTGCCGGATGTGGCCACGCTGCCGTTGACGACGCGCGACTGGGTGAGCTGGATGGTCATGGATTAATCCTCTTTTATTACTATTACGTCGGGGCCTTGGCCGGCTCGCTGGCGTCGCTGGTCGCGGCGGCTTTGACGGCTTTGGGCTTGCTACCAGCGATGACGCCGCTGACGGTTTCTGTGGTCATCGGGCCGCTGGTGTCAACGGCCTCTAGCGGGGTTGCCTTGCCTTCGTGCCTGAGCATGCCGGACAGGCTGCGGTCGTCGATCTCTAATTCGGTGCCAATTTCCTGCCGGGTTCCGGCGAAAATAAAGGGTCTGGTTACTCGCATTTTCATGATGGGCTCCTGTGTAAAAACGGCCTGCACCGGAGTGCGGGCAGGCCGTGGTTCGATGCTGGATCGATCAGGTGATCGAGGTGGCGACGGAGAACGCGCCGGGAACGCGCACGCCCACATCCACCGCGTACAGCGCGCGGACGCCGATGATGCCGGCCTGGAAATTGGCGTAGGGGTTGACCTCGATTGCCAGGCTGCCCCATTCGGCGATCACCAGCTGCGCCCAGTCGCCAAAGATCATGCTGGAGGCGGCCATTTGCGCGGACGACATACCGGGGAAGCCGCACACGTTGGCGTCGAGCAGCGAGCCATCCCACAGCGGCGACGCGGTGCTGGTGAACTTGACCCGCGCGGACAGCAATGCAGCGACGGCAGCGGTGGTGACGTAGCCGCAGCCGGGGGCGAGCGCGTTGCCGATGTCGGTCTGGAATTCGAGCATGCCGGCATAGGCCAGCGTGGTGCCGGTGACGGAGCCGACGCCGGCGGTGCCGGTGATGCCGGTGGGCTGGCCGGATGCGCCGGAGCCTGCCAGCGCTGCCAGGTCAACTGCCAGCGCAACGGATTGCGCGAGGTCAGACATCACCAGCGATTCGGCGTCGGGCGAGGATTGCAGCGCCAGCAAACGGCTGATCTCGGTGTAGGCGCCGACGTGCTTGGGCGACAGCGAGAGCTGGCCGATGGTGGGCTGGCCTTCGGTGATCGCGGTGGATTCCGAGGTGAGCCAGCCAGCAGCGGCAGCGGCAGTCTGGCGCGGGATGGTGACATTGCCGACCATGCCGCTCATCATGCGTGCACCCATGCGCACCGCCACGCTGCGGTTGCGTAGCAGGTCGATGAAACTCATGTTCTCGGTGCCGACCAGGTAGTTTGAGCCGGACACGCCTGCCGTGGTCATGTCGCGTTTCATGGACTGGCGCGCCTGCACTTCGAGCGGCACATAAAAGCTGCGCTCGTTGAGCGGGTTGCCGCCCAGGCGTTTCTGAATTTCGCTGTGGGCTTCGAGTTCCAGCCCGGCCTTGCTCCAGTCGTTGTTGATGATGGCGCGCGCGGCTTTCAATACCGAGAATTTATCGGCCTCGGCGCGGCTCATGCCGATTTCGGACGGGGCGACTGGCTTGTCGTTCTTGGCGTTGCCACCGCGCGCGACCAGTACGTCGAGGACGCGGCGCGCCGCATCGTCAGGCGTAGCGCCTTCGTCGATCCAGCTTCGCACCTGGTCGTCAGTGATCTTGTGCTGGCGGCCGAGGTCGGTCAGGGTTTTGATGCGCAGGCGCTCCATTGCAGCGCTGTCAGTGTTTCCGGCGTTTTGACCCGCCGGGGTCTCGATGATTTCAGCCATGATGGCTCCTTTCGGGGTGGTGGTGGTAATGGCGGGAATCGCCGGGGGTAAAACACGTATTTCGGATTCTTCGATGCGGGTGATGTGCACGGTCTTGTCGCTGCTTTCTTCGCTGCGGCCTACACCCACAGACGGATCGGCGGGAACGGTGACGATGGAAACTTCGAGCGGCATCCAGTCGGTTGCGGTATAGGTTTCGGTCTTGACGTTTTCTTCGAGGCTGCGGATTTCGTAGCCGATCGACACGCTGCGCAACCCGCCGTCGATCATTGCCTGCACTTCTTTTGCGCGGGCGGTGGCGAACAGGTGGGCATCGATGTAGAGGCGGCCATCGGCCAGGCGACCCGCATCGATCATGCCGATGGGGTCATCCCAATTGTGGTTGAACAACAGCGGGGCGGTGCCGCCGGACACGCGGGTCAAATCGACGGCGCTCTTGGCATGGCTCAAAATCTCGGTACCGAACCAGCGCTCGACCGGTAGCTCGGAGCTGGCCGGAAAGCTCAGGGTGTAGACGCCGGTGTCGGCCAGCCGGTGCTCGATCTGAGCGCCACCGAAGTCGCGCGCCAGGCGCGGCAGTTTGAGTTCACTCATGTGAGGTCCCTTTTGAATGCGTATATGCGCGCGGCGGCATCGGCTTCCGGCGCGTTGGGGTCTTGCGGGTCTTGCGACTCAGGCAGCGGAGCCTGCGCAACAGGGGATGTGCCGGGTGAGGGTGCAAATGCCGGATCGGTGTCGAATTGAAGATTGCGTGCCGCCATCATTTCCAGCTCGCGGGCGCGCTCGCTGAGCACGTCTTCCAGATCGACGCCGCCGCCGGTCATCGCAATGACGTTGGAAACGGTCATGAAGCCGTTGCGCACGGCGTCTTTGTAGGCGTTGACTTCCTTGGTCGGATCGACCCACGACCAGCCGCGCGGTTTCCAGGTCGCGGCCTCGAACGCGCTGCGGTTGCCGACATACGACGCGACGGGTACCGCCGGGATCGCGCGCGACAGCACGGCGGATTCGAGCCAGACGCGGTGCAGGCGATCGCGGAAGTTGCGGATGAACCACTGCTGCATGGTCCGCCACAGGTCGCGGTCGTCGATCAACGACAGGCGGCTGCTGCTGTAGTTGCTCTGCGAGTAGTCGCGGCTGATCGCCTCATACGACACGCCGAACGCGGCGGCGATGTCGCGCAACGCGGAACGCACGAAGGGGTCGAAGTTGGTGTCGGGGTAAGCCGGATTCCAGTCGGCGATCTTGGTGCCGCCGGGCAGGATGTCGATCTGGCCCTTGCCGCTATTCCAGGTGAGGGTGCCGTCGTTCTCGCCGCCGTCATTAATGGATGCAGCCAGCCCGCCGCCTTCGACCTCTTCCAGCACCATGACCTTCTCGGCACCGATGCGGGCGGCGATCAATGCGGCTTCCTGAAATTCGCTGAGCTGGTTGAGACGCGTCATCGCGGCGTGCATCCACGGCACCCCGCGCACTTGCGGCCAGCGGTCGATGATGCGCAGGTGGATTATTTCTTCTGCGGGGACGCGGAAGATTTTGTCTTTGACCATCTGGCGGCGCGGATCGCCGGTGTGGTATTGGTGCATCCAGTAGGCGACCGGGCGGCCAAAGCCATCGACCTCGATGCCCTGGCGCACCAGGTTGCCGTTGTAGT